AAAGTAGTTCCAGTATTCTCGTTAAACCATTCAGCTGATATGTTGGATAAAATATCTAAAGTGTCATTATCTAATTCTTCTTGTTCTATTCCTGCCAACAGGCGAACTCTGTTGCGAAAAGTCGCATTCCATGATATGCTTACTGCCATTATATTACTCCCATCATCATAGCACCACTACCTGTTGCAGCTGTTATGACAATACCTATCCACCATCTCATTTGAGCTTTTATGTCATTTTCCCATTGCTCGTGATGAGCTAAGTGGTTGGTGAAAAGAGTTTCAAATCTTTCCATACGATTGAATACAGTTTTAATACGTTCATCCACTCGTACGAGAAGTTCGTCACGCTCTTGCACCTTCATATTTAAGATAGACCCCCACTACTATTTAAAGATTGTGCCATCATGGTCCACCTGAGACCATTAAGACTTTAGGGCTACCGGGACCTATTGCACCGTTTGTATAAAGTTGTCCTAGAACTGAAGGGTCTGAATCTGGTAAAGAAGCAGCTCTTATGTCTCCTCCCCCAAATGTTACAATAGAACCATCATCTGATATAGTTCCTACACCAATTAGTTTTCCTGTAGTACCATCATATACACACATCGCATTATCTGTGGCAGAACCGGGACCTACAACATCACCTGATGCAGTATTAGTTATAGTTAATGTTCTACTACTCTCACTTGTAGATATTCCTGTTCCTCCTTCAATTACGACTTGGTCTCCAGAACGTACTGAAGAATTTCCAGAATCGCCAGCTATAGTCCACATTGCATTTCCTAAAAAAGTATCTGATAATTTCTCTTGAATTTGAGTACCAGCTACCACTACTGGATTTGAAGAAGGTTTAACACCCTTAAAATATTTTCCCCATTTCGACATAGATAAAGCTCACGCTAATTATAAAGTGGAGGGATTAAGGCTCCCTCCGAGCCTCGATTTAAAAAGAAACTTAATAAATCTAACCGCTTGCACCGTTTATGAAGATACATCCAGTCTCAGGTCTTACAACCTTCAAACCGTACCTCATAGACATGTAAGAGCCAATAATTCCGAAACCGGGATTTGCCTCTTCTACAGTCAATGGGCGTCTCTGTACATAAACAGCCGGAGGTGTTGACAAGTCAAAGATACCAAACCTTGTGGAAGGTATCCATGCATTCATCACAACCGTCAATCCGTACAAACTACCGACAACTCCGTTAGAAGCTGCACTCTTGAAGGGACTTCCCTCCATCATAGTTGCTGTGGTAGGAGTTCCGCCAGTTCCAGAGGCTGTTCCGCCATAGAAAGCTGATGTGAAATCTCCCAAGTCTAGCAACGACTTGTAGTGTGTTGGGGATATGAACAGGTGTGAAGCAGTGTAGCCGTGTTCAGCTATCCTGTCTATTCCTGCAGTTACATCCGATAGAGCAATTCCACCAGCAGTATCCGAAGAAGCACGGACGTATCCGTTCCTCTGCAAAGTACCAGAAGCTACATTAGCGTACTGGTTCAATCGACCCTCATTCACTGCTGTACCAGTTCCGAAGAAACCTCCGTACAAGTTAGTAGCGAATGCTGTAATTGTCGATTCTGCTGTTGTTTCGTCAACCGCGACGGTCTCAAAAGTTGAGTCTGCTGCATTTGCACCGAAGACTACTTTCATAACATGTGATGTTATATGTCTGTCTACGGCTCTGCGAGCCTCATTGAGTGCCATCTCGACTTCGTTAAATCTCGAATCCTCTATCATTCTTCGGGTTACACCTACTGCAATACCCCATTCTCTTACACCAACGCGCTCTGAGCGTAAGTTAGTGTGTTGGTATTGAGGGGTGTTCCCTTCTTCAATCTGTTCAAGCATCATGCTTGGTCTTCCAAAAGTAATATCAATATTACCGCCAGTGTCAGTGTTCATCGCTTCGGTAAAGAAGGAAAGTGCTGGAAGGTCAGTGACCTTGTAATCCATAATAGCGTCCTTATAATCAATAAGTACTCTCTCTCCTACTCCGCCATCCGCTGCACCAGTATTAATACTAGTGAGCAAACCCCCGGCTGTGTCTTTAGTTAATTCTGCCATATTTTAATTCTCCTTATAGCGTAATACATTTGACGTAGCCTAGACCGGAGGCTAATGCCTCCATAGCTACAGCATATGCTGTATCCGTTCCCTGTTGTGAAACTAAGTCTCCATTGGCAGATATAGAAAGTAAATCTCCAAGCGCACATGCATTATCTGCTGCGTTGACTGATAAATTCAGTATTACTCCTTTACCTGTTATAACACTACAGTTTTGACCTGAAGTAGAATCTGTAAACATAAATCCTATTCCATTTGCCGCACCTGTAGCTGCTAAACCAATTTGTCCATTTGTCACATCATTGATTGCGACTAAACGACCACCGGACAGTGTACCTGCCCCACTCGCTGTGAATGGAAGGATACGTGCCGGAGCACCACCATCATTCACTAAAATTTCTGTTGCCATAATTAGTCACCTCGTTGTTTCTTGAGCATGTCCACATCTAAGCGGATGTGCCCCGTCTCGTCCTTTGTTACTGCAAATTCTCGCTCTGTTTCTGCTACAGCTTCACCTTCGGAGGCTTTACCCTTTCCGAAAGTTCGCTCAACTTCTACAGGCTCAGGCATTGCAGCCAAAGCTTCGCTGAACCCAGTCAGCCTATTTTCGTCCCATGCAGAGAGTTCTTCAACTCGCGTATCTTTGGAATCTTCTATAAGAGTTCCCAAGACCATCTCCTTGGAGATTATTGCGTCTACTGTTGCTGCTTTAAAAGCTTCAGCTTCTTTTGCGTTTCTCTCATCCTCAGCAAGTTTAAAAGCTTCAATTTCTTTTAAAGCTTCTTCGTACTGATTCTGGAGTTCGTCTTTAGAAGCGTTTGCTTCTTCTAGCTTACTGCGTAGACTAGCAAATTCGCGCTCGACAATATTCTCAGCTTCGGACTTTTCTTTAACTTCTTCAGTCATATTTTTAACCTCTGTCGTTGTCCCATCTGCTTCACAACATTCTTTACCTTCTTTACACGCATCACAACATTCTTTATGTTCTGATTCGTTAGGCTTAGAATGTATGCTACATTCCGTTTCTATTTTACATTCCTTGCAGACAGGGTCGGCAGTCGCATTGTCTATGAAACTTACCTCTGTGGGACGTATGTTGAAAGCATACGTATCACCCATAACGTCTACATCGTTTGATAACCAATCAATGCTGACATGAGTGACTGACCCGTCTTTCACTTTACTTAACACTTCTTTACCGCGTTCAGTTTCGTTAGAAACTTTAGCTTTCATTTTAATACCGTACTTTCCATTGTCCATCTCCTCCACCTTTGGTTCAGTAGCCATGCCGATTAAATCCTCGGGTGTCCTCTGATGGTTAAAGTAAATAGGAAGCTCTGTGAACTTCTCTATATTCTCTTTTAATATACTAGGTTCTATATAAACCTTTTGTTCTAAATCATCAACTTTATATTCATGGGGTCCTGAAGTAATAGCTATAACTGGAAATTCCACAGTTTCTATACCTTCATTTTCCATAAAAGAAAGACCATCCTGTCCTTCTATATCCATACCAAATGACCTTCTTACTTCTTTACTTGATATACTTCTTCCGAATGTTCTTTCAACTCCATTCTCATTTGCCCACATGCCACACATGCCAGCTGCTATATTATCGTGGTCTTCAAGACCACGCTCTTTGAGGGTCTTACCCACTTCAATTACACATTTTTCGTAGCTCATGTTCTATCTCCTGTTACATTAGCTGAAGGTCTATTATGCGCTCTCGCAGACTCTTCTTTCTTATCCTCATTCATACCGCCAGACACATTAGCATTCTTTGAACCTGCTTGTTTTACTACTACATCCTTTAACATATCAAGCTCTACTACACCTTCTGGGTCGAGACCTCTCTCTTCCCTTACTTCTCCGGGTGATAGAACTCCTTCTGAAAGGTATATCATATCAGTCTTAGCTTTAGTGAAGGAATCCTCTATATTAATTTGCCTGAACTTGAATCGAGCTTCACCAGATTCTATCTGAGGCATTAATTGAGAATTAAGAGCTCCTTCTACCATAGTCTGTAAATATCTAACGTAAGGTTCAAAAATAGGACGTGCCCTCTCAGGGTCTGTCCACATAGTCTTAGGGACTTTTAGAGCCATATGTATTTTATCAAGTATATCATCTGTATACTTACCATATTCAAAGGCTCTCTGTGTACCTTGTAGTTCCTTTATTTCTATATCATTGCCGTGAATTATATCTTCTCCCGGTTGAAGAGAGTTGAATGCGTCCACCACTTCGTTAATTTTGTCAGGACCATAAGGCATATCGGGAAGTCCACAAGATATATCAAAGCGAGAAGAAGCGTACTTGTTGAGAGCGGCTCCGATGTCTCGTTCTGCATAATCTTTGAGGTCAACCAAATAAAGAATGGGATGGATGTCAGAAAGGCCATAAGCGTAATCATCAAAGGTGTTATTTTTAAGTTCGATAATTTCTTCTTCTTCGAATCGTACATTTTCTCTATCTTCTCCTATATCTTGGTAATAATATTTAATTTGGCCGTGGTCGTTACGTTGAACATACATGTTCTGACTAGACCTTAAAACTAAATTATCACCTGTGTATTCTAAATAACCTGTACCAAAAATACGAGCATTCCTTAACCATCCATAAAGAATATGCTCAATATTTATATCCCTAAACATTTCTTCGACATTATCTCGCAATGCATCATTATCTGTAACAATATCAAAATTATCTTTAACTGCATATAAACAAGGTAAATCTACTAATGTTCTAATAATAGGGTCAGCAAGATATACATTCATATAAGTTCTATTATTACCTATATGTTCTTCGTATTGCTTACCTCCTCTAAATTGACTAGAAAGTCTTATACGTTTTATGACTCCTT